TCAGAAGTAAATACAGCTAGACAAGGATTAAATAGTGGTGGCGCTGGAGTTTACACTGCTGGAATAATAGCTGGTGGTAGAAAAGCATCCCCAAGTGCTCCAGGTCAAGAAACCACTGATGTGGAAGAGTGGGATGGTTCAAGTTGGACAGAAGTAAATAATTTAAATGAGGCAAAACAATTAGGAGGACTTTTTGGAACACAATCTTCAGCAATATACGCTGGTGGTGCGAGACCAACAGATAACACCGCAACAGTAGAGTCTTGGGATGGAACTAATTGGACTGAAACTTCAGATTTAGCCACTGTAAGAACTAGGGTTACTGCCGGAGGCACAAGTAATACATCAGGAATTATAGCTGGTGGTTCTCCTACAGCTGCAACAGAAGAGTGGTCTTTACCACCTCCAACATCAACTATTTTAAGAGAGGGTGATTTATTTTTATCTGGAGGCACAGCTTTAAAAGGTTTTGGAAAAGCAGGTGGAATACCAAGCGCGACTTGGTCATCTGGTGGTGCTATGAATACAGCTAGATATAGAATGTCTACATCTGACACTGGTGGTTCATCATCATCTTCATTAGCGTTTGGAGGCTATGCACCTGGTTCACCTCCACCAAGTGGTTATTTTGATGAAACAGAACAATACAATGGATCGTCTTGGACTGAGGTAGCAGATTTAAATGAAGGTGGATCTTCTGCTGCTGGTTTTGGATCTGCAACTTCTGCAATTATGGCAGGAGGTGGCGGAGGTACAAGAGCCAATGATGAGGTAGAGTCTTGGAACGGTTCTTCTTGGACAGAAGTAGCAGAGCTGAACACAGGTAGAGGTCAAACAACAGCAGCTGGATCTTCAGGCACTGCAGGTATAGTTTTTACTGGTAGAGTTGGCCCTCCCGGAGACACAGTTAATACAGAAACTTGGAATGGTTCAAGTTGGACTGAAGTTGCAAATATAAATACTGCTAGAGATGAAGCTGGTGGTTGTGGAACAGTTACTGCAGCTATGCTCGTTTGTGGAATGAAGGAAGAGCCTTTAGGTCCTCCATCAGGTTGGTTCCAATCAAATCTTCACGAACAGTGGGATGGATCATCATGGACTGAAACAACAGAAACAAATGAATCTGTTTCTGCTTGTGTAGCGATTGGACATTCTAGTTCAGGTTTAAAAGTTGCTGGAACACAAGGAGCTGTTCCTGCTGTTCAATCTAAAAATGAATTTTGGAATGGCTCAAGTTGGACAGAATTAGCTGATTTATCTACAGGTAGAAATTATGTGTCTCAAGCAGGTGGAAGCGCCGCTAGTGGTTTATTAGCTGGAGGTAATACAACACCGTCTGGATCAAGTTCTACAACTGCAACGGAAGAATGGGACGCGGATAATACATTGTCTACAGTAACAGTATCGTAGACTTGACCTTTATATAGAAAGGTATATAAATAAGTTAGAAGTAAATAAAGGAGAAACATGTCAAAAGAAAAAAGAAATATAGCTACCAAGCTAGAAACAGAGTCAAAATATTTAACAAATATCTTAGATAAGGATGATGTTAAAAATTTTAAGAAATTAATACCCGAACTACAAGATACATGGATGAAGAAACAAATGTTTCGTACTGAGACAGAAATGAGATTCTCTGTGTTATCTGATAATAAATATCCA